TCCAAGAATGTATAAAGGTAAAATTGAATCTTTAGTAAGCCGTATAACAGGGTTTGCTGATATGATTCAACTTACACATTTAAAGCTACAGCAAGTATTATCAAGAATGGTGCCTGACGGTGTTTATCTTGATGCTGATGGTTTAGCTGAAATTGATTTAGGTAACGGCACTAATTACAACCCGCAGGAAGCATTGAATATGTTTTTCCAAACAGGTTCTGTGATTGGTAGGTCATTTACACAAGAAGGGGATATGAACCCTGGTAAAGTACCTATTCAAGAAATAACCAGTGGCGCTGGTGGAAATAAAATGGCATCTTTAATTCAAACGTATAACTATTATCTGCAAATGATAAGAGATACAACTGGATTAAATGAAGCTAGAGATGGATCAACACCGGATTCTAAAGCGTTAGTTGGTATACAAAAAATTGCAGCAGCAAATTCAAACACAGCTACAAGACATATACTCACGGCTGGTTTATTTTTAACTGCTGACTTAGCTGAATGTCTATCATTGAGAATTTCAGATATATTAGAGTATTCTCCAACTAGAGATGCGTTTATACAAAAAATAGGTGGACACAACGTAGCAACTCTTGAAGAAATGGGAGACCTTCACTTATACGACTTTGGTATATTTTTAGAGCTTACACCTGACGATGAAGAAAAGCAAATGTTAGAAAACAATATTCAAACAGCTTTATCTGCAGGGTTAATTGATTTAGAAGACGCTATAGATATTAGAGAAATAAGAAACATAAAGTTAGCCAATCAAATACTGAAGATTAGAAGAAAAAAGAAACTTCAGAGAGATCAAGCTATGCAGCAGCAGAACATTCAGGCTCAAGCTCAGGCTAATGCTCAAGCACAGCAAGTTGCAGCTCAAGCTGAAATACAAAAGAATCAAGTTATTACAGAGCAAAAAGCACAGCTTATGCAAATAGAATCCCAGCTTGATGAAAGAAAAATGCAAATGGAAGTACAATCTAAGATGCAACTGATGCAATTAGAGTTCCAATATAATATGCAAATTCGAGAGATGGACGAAAGTAAGGTAGCTAATAATGAATCTGAAAAAGAAGACAGAAAAGACCAAAGAGTAAAAATGCAAGGAACTCAACAAAGTGAGTTAATTAATCAAAGAAAAAACAATACACCGCCTAAAAACTTTGAATCTTCAGGTAATGATATATTAGGTGGTGGTTTTGACTTAGGTTCTTTCGAGCCTAGGTAATAATAGTAATAATAATTATATAATATTTTATCATGGAAGAACAAGTAAAAGACGCAACTCCACAAGAAGAAAATCAAGTAGAGGAAGCAAAAGCTCCAATGTCTTACGAAGACGGAGTGATTAAAGTAGACTTAGCGGAATTAAACAAACCAAAAGAAGATACCGTTCAAGAGCAAAAAACAGATGCAGTGGATGCTAATGAATCAGCCGAAGCTAGCGAAGAAGTGGTTGAAGAAGTACCACAGCAACAAGAGCCGATTCAAATTGAAGATCCAGTTCTTCAAGAAATAACAGATGAAGAGGTTGCGGAACAAGTAGAAGATCTTCAAGAAGATATTCAAGAAGCTATTGCTGAACAGCAAGATTCAGGAATTGAATTACCAGAGAATATTCAAAAGGTAGTTGAGTTTATGAATGATACGGGTGGAAGTTTAGAAGACTATGTAAAGCTTAATACAGATTATTCTGCATTAAATGAAGCACAGCTTATAAAGGAATATTACGAAACAACTAAACCTCATTTAGATGGGGAGGACATAGAAATTCTTATGGAAGACTTTTCATACGATGAAGAGTTAGATGAAGAGAGAGATATACGTAAAAAGAAAATTGCTTTTAAAGAAGAAGCTGCTAAAGCAAAGCAACATCTTGAAAAACTTAAAAACAATTATTACGAAGAAATTAAAGCTGGATCAAAATTAAATCCAGAACAACAGAAAGCGGTTGAGTTCTTTAACCGATATAATAAAGAACAAGAGGAAACAACTAAGTTGACTGAGAATCAAAAAAATGTATTTTTAGAAAGAACCAATAAAGTTTTCAATAATGATTTCAAAGGTTTTGATTATCAAGTTGGAGACAAGAAATATAGGTTCAATGTTAAAAATGCAGAAGAGGTTAAAACAAACCAAAGCGATATTAACAATTTTATCAAGAAGTTCTTGAATGAAAAAAATGAAATATCTGACGCTGCTGGTTATCATAAATCTCTATTTACAGCAATGAATCCTGACGCAGTAGCAAAACACTTTTATGAGCAAGGCAAAGCTGATGCAATAAAAGATAGTATGGCTAAAACAAAGAACGTTAATATGGACCCGAGAGGGGTTCATGAGACTATAACGGCTCCTAATGGCTGGACTGTGCGATCTGTAAATGGTGTTGATTCTTCTAAATTAAGAGTTAAAATTAGAAAATAAACAAATTTAAAAATTAAAAATTATGGGATTTCCAAATCCGGGCACAGGTGCTCAATTAAACCATTTAACTCCACGTCCTATTAAAGGATTATTTGGAGACAATTATTTATCAATTACTGATTTAGATTTTACACAACAATTCTTACCAGAAGTATATGAGAAAGAAGTAGAACGTTACGGAAACCGTACGATCTCTGGATTCTTACGTATGGTAGGCGCTGAAATGCCGATGGCTTCAGATGTTATTGTATGGTCTGAACAAGGAAGATTGCATGTTGCTTTTGACGATTGTACTATCGATCAATCAGTAGCTGCAACTAACACAATTACTTTTGTAGCTGATCCTGCTGGAACTGCTGGAGCTCAAACTGCTACTCAGAAAGCTGGATTATTAGCAACAGGTGCTACTATTAATATCACTGTAGGTGTTGTATCTGTAAAAGCTAGAGTAAGCTCTACTTACACTGCAGGAGACACTACTGTAACTGTTACTCCTTACGGAGCTGCTGATTTAACTGCTTTAGGTTTATCTGCTTTGACAGGTGTTAAAGTTTTCGTATACGGTTCTGAGTATGGAAAAGGATCAGGAGATGTAGGTAATTCTATTGATGCTAAATTCACACAGTTTAACAACAAGCCAATTATTCTTAGAGATAAGTATAATGTAAATGGTTCTGACGTTGCACAAATTGGATGGGTTGAAGTAGCAACAGAAGCTGGAACATCTGGTTACTTATGGTACTTAAAATCTGAGCACGAAGCTAGATTACGTTTTGAAGATCAATTAGAAATGTCTATGATCGAAGCTGTTAAAGATGACTCTGGTATTGCTGGAGGAGCTGGAGCTGCTGGATTTACAGGTTCTGAAGGATTATTCGCTGCTATCGAAGATAGAGGTCTTATCTACAACGATCAAGATTTTGGAGCTGCTGCAACTGCACTTGCACCATTTGGAGGATTAACTGAATTTGACGCTATTTTAGCAGAGCTAGACAAGCAAGGAGCAATTGAAGAGAATATGTTGTTCTTAGATCGCTCAACTTCTTTAGCTATCGATAACATGCTAGCGCAAGCTAATAACACAGGAGTAGGCGGAACATCTTACGGTGTATTCGAAAACTCTGAAGATATGGCGCTTAACTTAGGCTTTTCTGGTTTCCGTAGAGGATCTTACGATTTCTACAAAACTGACTGGAAATACTTAAACGATTCTACAACTCGTGGATTAGTTAATGACGTTCAAGGTGTTATTGTACCTGCTGGAGTTTCAACTGTTTACGATCAGCAATTAGGTCAAAACATTCAACGACCATTCTTACACGTACGCTACAGAGCTTCTGAAGCTGACGATCGTAAAATGAAGTCTTGGATTACTGGATCTGTTGGTGGTAACTTTACTTCTGCTGTTGATGAAATGAACGTACACTTCCTTTCTGAAAGAGCATTATGTACTCAAGGTGCTAACAACTTTGTATTATTGAAGAAAACTTCGTAATGTAAATTAATGTAATTATTACCCTCGTTGTACTGACGGGGGTAATTATTACTTTTATATGACATTAGCCCCTTACTAGTTATGTACTATGGCTATTGTCACAATTTTAAACTATTTAATTATATTATATTATGGCTAAAAAAGCTACAAAAGCAGAAGAAACAGTTGAGGTTGCACCTCAAGAGGTAGCAGTTAAAACTGCACCAGTTAAAAACACACCAGCTAAACCAAGTTGGGAGATTAAAGATAGATTATATCTATTAAAAGGCAATAAAAAACCTGTTATTTTTACGTTACCAGCAAAACACTCAGCTATTAGACCTTTGTTATGGTTTAACCCAGAAACTGGAGAACAAAAAGAAATAAGGTATGCTACAAACCAAAACTCACCCTTTGTAGAAGAGCAACAGGGAACGGCTACATTAGGTCGTATTATCTTTAGGGATGGAGCTTTGACAGTTCCAAAAGAGATGCAAAATTTACAAAAAATACTATCTCTATATCACCCTTTAAAAGATCAACTATATACAGAGTATAATCCAGTGCAAGAATCTGTTGACGAGCTAGAGTACATAAACATGGAAATTGACGCGTTAACATTAGCTAGAGAACTTGACATAAATCAAGCAGAAAGTATTTTAAGAGTTGAACATGGAAATAAAGTAGATACATTAAGTAGCTCAGAGTTAAAAAGAGACTTAATTATATTTGCTAAAAGAAATCCTTATTTATTCATAGAATTAGCTAACGATGAAAATGTAGAGCTTAGAAACATAGGCATTAAAGCTACACAAGCAGGTATTATACAATTATCACCAGATCAAAGAACGTTTACATTTGGTGAAACAAAAAGGAAATTAATGACAGTTCCTTTTGATGAGCATCCATATTCAGCATTAGCTGCATTCTTTAAAACGGATGATGGTATGGAAGTTTACAAGCATTTAATTAAAAGACTATAAGTCACTAATTATAGTAGCTAGGCCGCTGTAATGGTGGCCTAATTACTATAAATAATAAATTTACAACAATATGGCAGTAAGCATAGATACTGTATATCAGAAAGTTTTAGGTATACTTAATAAAGAACAACGTGGGTATGTTACAGCTCAAGAGTTTAATTTGTTCGCTAATCAAGCTCAACTTGATCTTTTTGAACAATACTTTTACGATATCAACCAATTCGGCAGAATCCACGGTAATGATACTGAGTATTCTGATATGCTTAACATATTGAATGAAAAAATTAATATATTTGAAACAACTGGCTCTTTAGTTTATGGCATTAGTTCATTTGCATTGCCAGCTAATATGTATAGGCTTGGTACAATAATATATACTAATACAACAACCAACAACTTCGGTGTTGTATCTACGGAGCAAATAGAAGCTGAAAGAATCAACAAAAATGAACTTCTATATATCAACTCGTCTCCACTAACAAAACCTTCTAATATACGCCCTATATACACATCTGACTCTGCTGGAGTAAATGTTTACGGAGCATCAGAATTAACATCTGCAGTTACGTGCAATTATATAAGAAAACCCGCTAAAGTTCAGTGGGCTTATCAAATAGTATTTGACGAACCATTATATGACGCAGCTAATTCGGTTAATTTCGAATTACATCCGTCAGAAGAAACAGAGCTGGTTATGAAAATACTAGAATATGCAGGCTTGTTAATTAAAGATTATAACATGTACAATGTTATTAATCAAGAAGAAATAGAAACTATCCAACAAGAAAAATCTTAATAAATGGGACTTATAAATCAAACAAACGAAGATTACTACTTAGGCCCTGATGGGATATGGAACAGCCTAGATGAGAACTACGGTGATTATCAGTCTATTTCTTTAAAAGATATTGTAAATAACTTTATAATTGCTTACGTTGGCGAAGACAAGATTATAAGCAAAATAAAAAGAACAGACGTAGCCTTCCATGCTCAAAGAGGCATTCAAGAGCTTAACTTTGACACGCTACCTTCTTTTAAGTCTCAAGAAATTGAGATACCACCTGCTTTGTATTTTGTATTGCCACAAGATTATGTTAATTATGTAAAAGTTACTTGGACCGATAAAGACGGTATTGAAAGAGTTATATATCCAGCTCACAAGACTAGTGATCCACTGCCGATCATTCAAGATAGTAACTATGAATATACCTTTGACGAAAACGGAGAAATACTTTATGCTAATGATTCAGAAACTTGGAAAAGATTTAAAGCAAATTCCAACGATCATTTAAGTGAAATTAACAATTCTAATGTTGAAGATCATTTACATAGAGTAGTTAATGGCGAAAGATACGGTATAGACCCGCAATATGCACAATCAAATGGAGTATTTTTTATTGACCAAATAAAAGGATTAATAAGATTTAGTTCTGATATGGTAGGGCGAATTGTTACCTTAAAATACATAAGCGACGGTTTAGCTACCGATGGAGAAATGATAGTTCATAAATTTGCAGAAGAAGCTATTTACAAATATATTGCTCACGCTATATTAGCGACTAGAGCCAATGTGCAGGAGTATATGGTTGCAAGGTTTAAAAGAGAAGCCGCTGTTGCAAAAAGAAATGCTAAATTAAGATTATCAAATATAAAACTAGAGGAAATCACTCAGGTAATGAGAGGTAAGTCTAAATGGATTAAACACTAATATATGCCAGAATTTATTCATAATTTTACTAAAGGTAAAATGAACAAAGACCTTGACGAACGTTTAGTTCCGAATGGAGAATATAGAGATGCTTTAAACTTAGACTTAGCAAATTCTGATGCTAGCGATGTCGGCACTATGCAAAACGTTGCAGGTAATTTAGAAATTAGAAGCAAAGTAGGTACGGGTGCAACTTGGACTGGCGGATATATAGACTCTATGACTAATCCCGTTTGCATTGGATCTTATAGAAATGATATAAATGAAAGAATATACTGGTTTATAGCTAGCGATAATGTTAGTGCTATTGCAGAATATGACGAAGTAAAAAATGCAGTTAGCCCTGTGTTGGTAGACACTGCAGGTATTCTAAATTTTTCAACTGACTACTTAATTACAGGTATAAACGTAATCGATAAATTTTTGTTTTGGACAGACGATCAGACTGAGCCAAAGAAAATTAACATTGAAAAGTTCAAGACTGGATCAACTGATTTTGCAACTCAAAGTAAAATACCAAAATGGGAACCCAACCAAAATAATTATAATACAAATTTATCTGGTCGTCCTGACTTTGTAGAAGCAGATATTACTGTAATTAAGCTTTCTCCGTTAACAGCTCCTACTCTTGATTTATCAGCTAGTAAATTTGGAGCAAACGAAATAGGAACTGGAATAACGCCTGTAAATTTAACTGTACCGTCAGCCGTTTCTCAGGAAACTAACGGTGCACCAAACTTTACATATGTGCCAAACCCAGCTGTTGATCTTAATAATTTTATTTCACTTCCAACTTACGGAGAATATTTAGCAGATCCATCAGCTTACGCCAATTCAAGTATAGGATCTGGATGGGACGGTAGGGTAACAATAAATATTACACAACCACCACAAGTATGGCAATCGGAACTTGCAGCCGGAAGAAACCCGTTAATAATAATGTCTGGTACGTTAGACAATGACTTTAATGAAACTTTTGAATATGAAGTAAGTTTATTAATTGTATCTATATCAGGCAGCACATTAACTTGCGAAATACAAGCTATTTCTAATAATATAATAAGAACATTCGATGACGATGATAATGTCGTTTTAATTCAATGGGAAGCTTTGATATCTGAAGAATCCCCTATGTTTGAATATATTTTCCCTAGGTTTGCTTATAGATGGAAATACATAGACAATGAATACTCTACTTACTCTCCATTTTCTGATGTAGCTTTTTTAGGTAATGAATTTAAGTACATTTCATCCGATGGATATAACGTAGGAATGACTAACAATGTAAGAAAACTAATTATAAATTCTTTAGATTGGGGCTCAGAAGAGGTTTCTGAAATTGATATATTATATAAAGAAAGTCATAATGCTACCGTATATACAGTTGATACTCTAAAAAGAAAAGAGTACGCCCCATATACATTAGATACATTGCCAACATCTTTTCAAGTTGAAACAGAATTAATTGGAGCGGTCGTTGAATCTAATCAATTACTTAGACCTTGGGATAATGTACCGCGTAAAGCTAAGTCTCAAGAAATAATTGGCAATAGAATTGTTTATGGAAACTATTTACAAAATTTTAGTGTTGATAAAGTTGATTTAACTTTAAATATACAAAAACAAGCTCATCCTTGGGAAGAGTCACTAAATCAAGATGTTTCTCAACCTGAGTTTATAAGAATGCCTTTTAGTTCTTTAAAGTCTATAAGAACATATCAAGCAGGTATAGTTTACAAAGGACCTTACGGCAGAGAAACACCTGTGTTTACAAGTAAAAACGCATCTGCAAAAGTAAGCATTGAAGATTCCTATAATTTAACAAGTTTATCTGTAATATCCAACGCTCCGCCTCCTAGCTGGGCAACACATTATAAGTTTTTTATAAAAGAAATTTCTAACGAATATTACAATTTAGCCTTAGATAAATTTTACCCCGCGGAAGACGGTAATGTGTGGCTATCATTTCCATCATCTGAAAGAAACAAAGTTGATGAAGAGACTTATTTAATATTAAAGAAGCAGCATGATAATGACGTTCCTGTAAAAACTTTAAATGAGTATAAAATACTATCTATAGAGAATGAAGCGCCTGCTTTTATATCTCAATTTCAAAAAACATCAACATATGCCTCTGGAACTTTATCTCCAGGAGACGGTGTAGGACCTGATTTTTTGTCAGTAGTTTTTACTTCTGCAGATCTTAATGGCCCTGAGTTGCAAAGCGGGAGACTTATAACTTTTGAAAAAGGATCGAGCATAACTGAAGCTAGAGAAATAAATAAAGTTACAAAAATTGGTAATGCTTACACGGTAACGTTAAAGGAAGCATTAGGCCCGGAATCTACTTTTCTTTCGCCTGGTGATTTAATTAATATAAACGTTGTAGAATTAGTAGAAAGAAGAAAACCTGAATTTGAAGGTAGATTTTTTGTAAAAATAAATAGAAATTTTGCTTTTGACACTAATATAATAGCATCTTTCACAGCAATGCAAACCCGATATGGAGTAAAGGGGTCTTCTATAATAGCTACTCACCCATATTCAGATGGTAGACCAGTGGGTTACGATCAGAGAGAATATGGTATCGCAGATGACGAAGCTGTCGGTACTTGGTATGGGGATGGAGGCTGGGATCGATTGCAAGGAGATCCTCCTGACGAATATCGTTTATTAGGGGTTGGAGCATGGAATAACTTTCAAGGCCTTAGCAACGGAGGAGCAATTGGTCCGAGAAGAATGTTAGAGAGAAATTACCAGCCCCCTACACTTGGTTCCCCGTTTTTTGGTATTTCTCGTTTAGGAGATGTAGCAGAAGGTGGTGGGCAACTTAATGGTATGTTTGGTTTTATGTCAGGAAGCGGCTATTACAGTGGAACAGGCGGAGAGGGTGTTTTTAATCCAACTGGATTGTTATCACCAGGAGCTTCAATAAGATTTAGATCTACCGGGACTATAACTGATCCAAGCACAGGAGAAACATTAGTAGAAGCTGGAGATGTGTCTGAGATATATACAATTATTAAAGCAGACGCAATAAGATCAAGGCGTGGTGGGCGTAATGGTAATGGCGCTGATGATTATATATCTTATGAGGGGAAAAACAACAGGGTTTCCATAGCTATTGAACTTGACGATATCATTGGGGAACCATGGATGCCTACAGAGGGGGATTGGGATAGATTAAGCCAAGTTTTACCAACAGTGGAAGTTGTAGAGCCTATTTTAGAAGAAAATAATAAACTATTGTCTTCTTCTAATCCAGCTATTTTTGAAACGCAACCGAAAGAAAATATAGATCTTAATTTATATTACGAGGCTAGTAATGCTTTTGAAATTACAGATCATACGGTTCCAGTACCTGCTAAAGTTTTAGATTGGTATAATTGTTTTTCATATGGAAATGGAGTTGAATCAAATAGAATTAGAGATGACTACAATGCTTTCACTATAGACAAAGGACCTAAAGTATCTACTGTGCTTGATGAGCCATACGCTGAAGAACGAAGAGGAAGTGGTTATATATTTTCACAAATATATAATTCTACATCGGGTATAAACAGATTGAATCAATTTATACAGGCAGAACCAATTACGAAGGACCTTAATCCTATACATGGTACAATACAGAAATTGCACGCTAGAGATACGGATTTAATAACACTTTGTGAAGATAAATGTTTTAGAGTGTTAGCGAACAAAGATGCGTTATTTAACGCTGATGGTAATGCTAATTTAACATCTAACCAGGCGGTGTTAGGGCAAACCGTACCTTACGCTGGAGAATTTGGAATATCTAAAAATCCAGAATCTTTTGCTTCTTATGGTTTTAGATCTTATTTTACAGATAAAAATAGAGGCGCAGTAATAAGATTATCTATGGACGGTATAACCAATATTGCTGAAAAAGGTATGTCAAGCTTCTTCGCTGATAATCTGAGAACAGCAACTACAGCTGTAGGTAGTTATGACGATGATAAAGATATATACAATATTACATTAAACAACTTATCTAATTACTGGCAAAAAAGACTTTCTTTAGATGCCGAATATCAATTAGACCCTGATTGCAAAGACGCTCCTGATAGCTTAGTACCTAGCACAACATTGTCATTCAAAGAAAGTATTGATGGATGGACAGCTAGAAAAAGTTTTATTCAAGAATCCGGCGTAACATTAAACAATAACTACTATACCTTTAAACAAGGGCGCTTATGGGCGCATGGAGTTAATACATTGCATAATAACTTTTATGGAATTCAGTATGATAGCTCGTTCAATGTTCTAATAAATGAAATGCCTCAAGTAGTTAAAGGGTTTAGCACGTTAAATTATACAGGTACAGCTTCTAGAATTTATGAATACCAAAGTGGAAGTGAATGGTATTCTATTGCTGAAATTAATGCTAATACAATAATACCTACAGCTTCTCAAATTAAAAAGCACGGTTGGTATACTAGCTTTGTTAGAACAGATCTTGAAGCTGGAATTGTTAAAGAATTTCAAAAGAAAGAAGGCAAGTACTTTAATTATATAAAAGGAACTTTAATTGGGTGTGAACCGGATGGAAGCGGAATAGGACCTTGTTTAGATTGTGGAGATGACACACCTCAAGATTACTTACTAACTGTTACAATAGACGAAACTTGCAGTAGCTCTGGTTCTCCAACTCCAGACACTGATTTTGAAGGATGGTACCAGTGGAATGCTAAGGTAACAACATCTTCAATAATAAATGAAACTACGGCTCAAAACGCTAAATGCATTATAGATGATTTTTACAATGTTCTAGAGGGCTTCTATAGTAACGTCACAATATATCACCATCGATTTAAGTATGTGTTTTCAGATGGAATATCTGTGGGGACTCAAATGTATGACAAAGACACTTTGCAGCCTATAACCGAAGCGGGTGCTTATCTCTATATAAAACCGCCTCCGGCTTTTGAAGCCCCAGACGGCCCTTCTTTAGATCCTAATAACCAAACCATAGTGCCTAATACGTATTTTATAGTTATATGGGGGTCGGATGGTATTATTGATTCTGTTACACCATATAGTTCTCTTACAGTATGCTCGCCAACAACGCCAGATATGTCTAGATTGTTTAATAGTGCTTTAAATCCAAATAACTCTGATCCTCAACTACCTTCTTTTAATGTTACACAAGGACATACTAGTACAAATAACTTTTTATGTAGCTTGAGGTCTTTTATGAATTCATTTTGGGAACAATATGATGATCCTAATATAAATGGCCCAAATGGAGGGTGGAGCAGCTTTGATATTTTTTGGCACGGACCAGGGGAAATTGAAGTTAACACAATTCTTTATGTAGATCCTATTAACTTGAACGTTGCCTCGGACCGTTATTTCGTAACAGGAGCAGGGCCTGGGGCATATGAATATTATATAGAGTATGATGTAGCTAATAGATGGACCAATGTATCTTTGTTGCCGGATGTGTATAAATTAATTAAAACAAACTCATCAGGTGTTGTTACAGAAATCACTCAAATGAATCAAATCCCAAACCCTCCTTGTAATTAAAATAAAATAATATAATATGCCAAGCCTTAATAATTATACATTTACAAATATTCAGTATACAATACCAGAAGGAAACAATGTTTCTATATTATATCCTACGGCGCAAATAACAATTGTCCCAAACTCAGGTTAT